GCATCCGGGTCTCCATCATGGGCGGCATCGTGGCCTACCAGATCACCGACCATCCCCAGCGCCTGCGGGGCCCCCTGGGCTGGCTCGTGCTGGGGATCGTGTTCGGGGGCTTCCCGGCCATGTTCGCCATCGTCCAGGGCGGCGTCTCCTCGGTTCCCGTCTCCCCGTCGGTGGGCCTCACCCCCCTCTTCCCCGCGGCCATGGCCGCCGCGGCCTGGCATCCGGCCCCCGCCGACGGCGCCGGGGTGGCCGTGAAGACCCGGGGCACCCTCTTCACCTGGCTCCTGTACCTGCCTTACTTCGGCACCGCCCTCTGCCTCCTGGTGGCCAGCGTCCGCGCCTCCAGCGCCCTCCTGGTGCCCATGGTCGGCTTCCTCGCGGTGAGCACCCTCCTGGTGATCCACCAGTTCGCGCTCCTGCGCGAAGTCCGCCTCTCCCGGGACGACCTGGACCGCCGGGTCCAGGACCGCACGCGGGAACTGGAGCGGGCCCAGGCGGTGCTCCTGAACACGGAGCGCATGAACAGCCTCGGCCTCCTGGGCGCGGGCATGGCCCACGACCTCAACAACGCCCTGGGCGCCATCCTCAGCACGGTGGAACTGGCCCGGGCGCGGGGGGGCGGGGCCCGCCTCACCGAGGACGACCTGGGGCGCATCGACAAGGCCGCGCGCCATGGGGCCGAGATGGGCCGGCGCCTCATGGCCTTCGCCCGCCAGGGGGCGGAATCGGACCAGGTCCTGGATCTGCGCCGGGTGCTCCAGGAGGACCGGGAACTGCTCCGCATGGTGCTGCCCTCCCGCATCCGCCTGGACGTGGATCCCGGCCCGCTGCCCCTGCCCGTGCGGGGCGGGCGCGGGCAGGTGCAGCAGATCCTGGTGAACCTGGTGGCCAACGCCAAGGACGCCATCGAGGGCACCGGCAACGTGCGGATCTGCGCCATGGCCGTGGGGGCCTGGGCCGAACTGCAGGTGTCCGACAGCGGCTGCGGCATGTCCCCGGAGATCCAGGCGCGGATCTTCGAGCCCCTGTTCACGACCAAGGAGCCCGGGCGGGGCACGGGCCTGGGCCTGGCCTCGGTGAAGGCCATCCTGGACCGCATGGGCGGCGAGGTGGAGGTCCACAGCGCCCCCGGGGCGGGCACCACCTTCGCCCTGCGCTTCCGCCTCTCCGAAGGCGACACCGGCGAACTGCCCGCGATCCTGGTCTAGCGGAAGGCCTCCCGGGCCTCCCGGATCCTGCCGTGGTGGGCCTCGGCCCAGTCCACCAGGGCCTCCAGGGGGCCCAGGATGGACTGCCCCATGTCCGTGAGCGTGTAGTCCACCCGGGGGGGCACCGTGGGGTGGACGCGGCGGGCCACGAGGCCGTCCTGCTCCAGGCGGCGCACGGTCTGGCTGAGCATGCGCTGGGAGATATCCCCCACGGCCCGGCGCAGGTCCGAGAAGCGCAGGGTCCCGTCCTGGAGGGCGATGAGCACCAGCAGGCTCCAGCGGTCCGCGACGCGGTCCAGCACGTCCCGCACGGGGCAGTTCCGCATATCGCCCTCCACGGGCTTCCGCATGGCCATATCCGTCTCCGGGGGTTACCTCCGGGTAACCAGGTATCCCCATTTTCCCTTCTTGTGGATCCCTTGTGAAGCCCCTAGCATCACAAAAGTTCCTTCAGGGAACCAACACGCGAAAGGAATCCCATGACCCCCCGCACCCTCCTCGTCACCGGCGCCTCCGGCCAACTGGGCCGCCTCGTCGTCGAAACCCTCCTGGCCCGCCATCCCGCCGCCGCCATCGTGGCCGCCGTGCGGAACCCCGCCTCCGTGGCCGATCTCGAAGCCCGGGGCGTGCAGGTGCGCGAGGCCGACTACACCCGCCCCGAAACCCTGAAGGCCGCCTTCCGGGGGGTGGACCGGATCCTCCTGATCTCCTCCAACGAGATCGGCCAGCGCGCCGCCCAGCACCGGGCCGCCATCGAGGCGGCGACGGAGGCGGGGGTGGGCCTGCTGGCCTACACGAGCCTCCTGCACGCGGACGCCTCCCCCCTGGGGCTGGCCGATGAGCACCGGGAGACCGAGGCCCTCATCAAGGCCTCCGGCCTTCCCGCCGTGATCCTGCGCAACGGCTGGTACACCGAGAACCACACCGCCTCCCTCCCCGCGGCCCTGGCCCATGGAGCGGTGCTGGGCAGCGCCGGGGAGGGGCGGTTCAGCACCGCCTCCCGGGCCGACTTCGCCGAGGCCGCCGCCGCCGTGCTCCTGGCGGAGGACCCCGCCGGGCAGGTCCTGGAACTGGCGGGGGACGCCTCGTACACCCTGGCGGAACTCGCCGCCGAGTACGCGCGCCAGGCCGGGAAGCCCATCGCGTACCGGGACCTGCCCCCGGCGGACTTCGCCGAGGCCCTCGTAGGGGCGGGCCTGCCCCGGCCCTTCGCCGAACTCCTGGCGGATTCGGACGCGGGTGCCGCGAAGGGGGGCCTCTTCGATGACAGCGGCGCCCTGAGCCGCCTCATCGGCCGGCCCACCACGCCCCTGGCGGAAACCGTGCGGCGGGCCCTGGCCTGAGGGCCGCTCATGGGGGAAGGGGCCCTGGCCGAAGAGAGGGGGTCCGGGCCCGGGGAATCCGAGGGCCTGGACCCCTTCCCCCACGCGATCAAGCGACCGCGCTCCCTTCCGGAGGCCCCATGCGCAAGCGTACCCTTATCCTCCTTCTCGCCGCCGGTGCCGTCCTTCCCGCCGCCCCTCCGCCCCATGGGGTCAGGGGCCGCATGGCCTTCTGCCATTCCCGGGGCGGCGTTTCCGGCGGCCACCGTTCCACCCCGGGCACGGGCGGGGCGGCCGGGGCCCGTACGGATGGCACCCACAGCGGCGGCGGAACCGGCAGCGACCACCGGGGGGACGGGGATCCCGGGGATGACGAGGGCTGGTACGAGGACGGCCCCTGGCGGCTCCTGCGTTGGCTGGGGCGCTGAAAACGGCAAGCCGATGCCACGGGAAGGGCCCTCGACGGGGCCTCCTGCATCAGGAACCCACCCTGGGGGGAAGGCTTGGGGCGGAATAACGCGTCCGCATCTGACAAAGGCCATCAGGCAGGATATTGTTAAGCCATAAATAAAGGAGAGGTATGAATTTCATGGCCAATATCCCCTTTGTGCTTTTGTGTACGCTCGGCGCACCCGCCGCCGCCGGCGCGCCCAAGGGGGCCAAGGTCCCGGCCGTCTCCGCCCCGGGGGCCGAACTGCGCTGGGGCCCGTTCGCGGAAAACCCCATCAGGGCCCAGCTCGCCAAGGCCAGACCCATCAGCAAGCGCGAGGAACTCCTGCTGGCCATCGCGCTCGCCCACGGGAATGTGGATATTTCGGTCCTGATGAAGCTCTCCGAGATGCAGGACTACTTCAAGGCCTATCACGCGGCCAAGAACGAATTCGACCGCAACCGCCGCATGACGGAAGCCCGCGCCCTGATCCAGAGGGACGTCAACGCCATCACGGAATCGGCCAAGACGAACCTCTTCTATGTGCCCTACGGCACCGATGTCTACGAGTATTCCTTCCAGCGCAATGGATTCCCCATGTCGGATTTCACGGTTCCCTGCCCCGTGCGCTTCGACAGCATCGGCAATTATCACCACAAGGCCCTTTTCCCCGAATTCATGCCCATGGACGCCAGCGCCGGTGAACGGCTCAGCGCGAAAATGGGTAAGTCATTCAAGGTTCAAAGCGGCGGTTCCGTCAAACGCTTGCTCGGTTACACCGTTTTCAAGGTGACCGGTGGACGCCAGTCCTATTTCGATGTCTTCGTCACGGGCCAAATCATTGGCAATGTCTATTACATCGCCGGGACCCGGGAGGTTGTGTTTGCCGCCGGAGAAGAGGAAGTGCGCCTCTGGGAGCTGAAGGCGGCCCTCGCCGGAACCGAGCGGGCGCTTGAGGACCTGCTGAAGCTCTGCGATGAGAACGTCAACAGCTCGTACTACAGCGCCGCCCAGCAGGCCAAGAATGCCAAGAAGCGCCAGGACGCCTACGAGGAAGCGAGGCAGAAGGTCCTGGCGATCGCCAACGGCAAGGGCGGCACCGCCGAACTGGATCGCCTCGCCGAGCGATACGAGTTCTGCGCCCAGGAGTCCCTGAAGAAGCTGGAATCCCTGGTCCAGCCCGGCCGCACCTACACCAGCAAGCGCTTGGCCAGTTCCTGCTCGATCACCTTCATTTCATACAACCCCGCGGAACGCACCTTCCTGGCCGATATCATCGCCAAGGACGGCGGCTTCAGTTCCCGGGAGAGGAATGTCCGCACCGTCGGCCAGATCGTGAGGAACGGGGCCTGGTACCAGCTTGAATTCGAAGACGGGAAGAAGGACGGCCTCTTCCTCGACAGCAAGGGCCGGTTCCGCGGCTGGCTGACCATGGGATACAAGGGCGTCATGTCCCCGGAGTCTGTTCCTTTGACGTTTGAATAGGGCGGGATCCCCTCCGGGCCGCGTCCGCCGCTGCGCCCGGCCCTGATCCTCCGGACAGCCCCCCGGGCTGTCCTCCGGGGGCCTACCGGCGCGCGGCGGACGATTCGATCCCGATCCCCCACCCCAATGAAAAAGCCCCTCGCGGGGCCTTTTCATTGGAGCGGGCGATCGGGATCGAACCGACGACGTTCAGCTTGGGAAGCGGCAGCATGTTACGACTTCCCCTTGTTTTTCAATGGTTTCTTGGGTGCCTCTTGTGAGCCTGCCAGGATGCTGCCGGGGAACCCCATTATCTCGGCCACGCGCTCCTGGGCCGCCGCCTGGTCCCGGGGTCGCTGGACGATGTACCCCATGGTGGTCTCCGGGTCCGAGTGTCCCATCATTTGCTGGATCTGGGTAAGGGGGGTCCCCGCCTCGAAGTGCGTCGTGGCGAAGCTGGCCCGTAGGCGGTGCGGGTGGAGGCCCGGGGCCCCGGCCTTCTCGCCGGCGCGCGCCACGGCCTTGGCGGTGAAGCCCGGGCCGTGCCCGGGGATGATGGGCCCGGAGGGCAGGGCGGTGGTGGGTCCTAGGTGGCGGTCCAGCAGGTCCAGGAGCCAGGCGGGGACCGGGATCTCCCGCAGCTCCCGGTCGTGGCCGTAGACCTGCACCACCCGGCGGCGCCGGTCCAGCTGGGGCCATTCGATGCCGCAGGCCTCGCCCTCCCGAAGCCCCAGGCCGAGCATCATGCAGCAGGCGATGTGCGTGTGCGGGAAGGCCTGCCCCTTGTACCGGCGGCCGCGCTGGGTCTCCGCCAGGAAGGGCTGCACCAGCTCCGGCCACAGGACGGCCTTGATCTTCGGCTCGGGGCGGAGGGGGCGGACCTGGAAGGGCATCCGGTCGAGGCCCCCCTCCCGGCGGCGCACGGCCCAGCCCATGACGCTGGAGAGGGCCTGCACGATCTTGTTGGCGCCGCCCAGGGTGTGGGAGAGCTCCCACTCGCCCTCCTGGCCCGGGCGGGACCCGGTGCCCTTGCAGTTCAGGTAGGCGGTGCGGGCGTCCTCCACGGCCTGGTTGTCGATCTGATCCAGGCGGAGGCGCAGGAGGGGCTTCATGTGCAGGGTCAGGGCGGTGCGCACGTTCTCCACGTGGCGCTCCGTGGCCACACCGGTCTGGGCCTTCGCCCAGGCCTCCAGCACCGCGGCCAGGGTGGGGACCTCACGCGGCGCGACCCGGGCGCCGACGGCCTCGAGGGCGGCGTTGGTGCGGATCTGGCGGAGGACCTCCTCGGCGGCCGCGCGGGTGTCGCAGCCCGTGCTGCCGTGGTAGGCCTTCCCCTTGAATTCGAATTTGTAGTGGTAGCGCTGACCTACCTTGGCCAGGCCGTTCTTGAACTTGGGCACAGGAACTCCACGCCCCCAGGTTGGGCCCGGGGGCGGTCAAGAAAAAGAGGGTTTGGTTGAGGGGCTAGAGCGAGATCAGGATGGGTCCCTTGAGGTAGAGCATCTGGGTCCCGAGGCGATAGGAGTGCAGCACCCCTTGCTTGCGAGCCAGATCTAGCAAAAATTTGAAGTCGCTGGGGTTCGGGTTGTGGATGAAAGGGCGTCGGCTGGTAGGCCAGCCGCGCATGCGGCAACGATCACGTGCAATGAAGTTCGCTTTGTTCATGGCGGCTCCTCTACAGGGTGTTCAGGTGGCCCAGGGTGTCGCCCCGGGCGTCGAGGTGGGAGATGGCGTGGTTCCGGGCGGCTTCGCTCAGGGCCAGGAGGGCCTCGAGGTCGGCGATTCGGGCTTCAAGGTCGCGCACCAGCGGGGTGGGGGTGCAGGTATGGACGGCGTCCTGGCCTGCGTTCCACAGTTCCGTTAGGCAGCGGGGGCAGCAATGGGCGCTCATGCGGCTCCTGGACATCAGCCGTTGGCGGCTTCGGCGAGAGACTTGGATGTTTCCAGAAGAAGGGCCAGCATCCCCGAGATGACTTCAAACGCAGCCTTCTCGCCATCCGGCATGGACGAAGGGAAGGTCACGCACATCGCCCATCGGTCATCCCTGGGGAGCAGTTCCACCCGAATGGTCTTGGATCCGCCCGGCCCCTGGGCCTGGTGCTTGGCGCATTCCTGGAGCCTGGCGTTTTCAGCTTCGAGTTCCGCCACGCTGGCGCGGAGCCGCTGGACCTCAACCTCTGGATGTTCGGGGTTGGGGGTGAAAATCTTGCTGACGCTGGGGCACCAATGCGCCGTGGTGTCGTATTCGGTGCGGCAGACCGGGCAGTAGATCACGGCAGTCTCCTGGACATCAGCGGGTTTCGGTTGAGAGGTCTGCGGGTCCAGCCATCACCTGTTCAAGCCGGATCACGATGCGCTTGCAGCCGATGGCTTCGAGGGCCTGTCGGATGGTCCGGTCATCCTTCTCCTTGAAGGGCAGAATCCCCGCCATCCAGAGCTCACCGGACTGATCCAGGATTTTCAGGAAGGCATCGCTGCCGCAATCGTCCTTGAAGGACTCGGATTGGAGATGCTGGCCTAGCTCGTTGGGATCGCCTAGAACATGGTCTAGGTCGTGCATCCCGAGGATGAGGTCACCGTCTTTCAGGTGCATGTGGGCTCCTTCTGGACATGAACTATCCGGAATTTCCGGATGGTTCGGTTGATGGACATTACTTCTTCGGTTTCGGCAGATTGCGTAGAGCACTGAACTCAGGGGTTTTGCGGCATAACTTACAGGTGATCTGCTCTCGGTAGATCCCGATTGCTGTGTGGTGGGGCGCACCACACGCGACCTTGGTTGTGTAGGGGATCAAGACATGGACCTTGTGTTTTGCCATGGCTTCTCCTGGACAGCCTCAGCGGCTGCGCTCGAACATGAGGCTCAGGCCGTGGCCTGGGTGGCGTTCTTGGCAGCGTCGTACTGCTGGATGCCCCAGGAGATGGCGTAGAGGCACCAGATCATGCGGAAGGTGGGCCGGGTGAGCCGCCACTCCCACGAATCGTAGAAGGTGAAGTCCCCATGCTTGAACCCGTAAAGGGCATCGTGGACGCGATACAGGTTGGGGTCGGCCCCAAGGATTTCGCGCTCGATCTCTTCCCAGCACTCCCGGGCCTCGTCGCTGTCCTGGCGGTCCTCGAAGTGCTCCTCCCAGCACTCCCTGACCTGTTCCCGGAGGCGCTCGGGGTCAAACTCCCGCATCCCATCGCACCGGGTATCCTGGGCCTCGCACTTCTCCATCCAGTAGCCCACGTTGATGGGCACCTTCTCGTCCTTGTAGGGCTTCTGGCGGAAGAAGGCGAACATATCCTCCGTCCGCTCGAAAACGAAGGTACCCATGTCGCCGCTGAAGCAGAGTCCGCCGGGGTAGGTCGTGAGCCGGAAGCTCATGTTGTAAGTGTCGGGCTGGCGGAACCGGATGGAGCGGTGAACGCCCTGGTCAAGCTCGACGGTCATGATGTGCTTGGAAACGTCCTTGAGGAACCTTTCCTCGGTGCATTCGTGGGCCACGGGGCCTCCTTGATTCGTGGGGATGGATTTTGGACATCAGCCCTTGAGGGCTTCGGTGGCGATTTGACGAGCGTTATCGGCGTATGAATCAAGGAAGACCCGAGAGCCTGGGTAGCTGGACTTGATTTCCTCCAGGGCGGTCTTGTAACGGCGGAAGGTCTGTCCTGCGGTCTGGTGCCCCTTGATGGTGCCTTCCAGATATTCCACTCTGGCTTCAGCCTTCTGGAGCCGCATGAACAGCACTCCGCTGCCGGGGGAGTCTGCTTCCATATTGGAGATCGTGCGTTCCAGTTCCGCGACCCTGATTGCGGCCAATTCACCCGCATAGCGCAGGGCATCCGTTGCGGTCACAAGGTTTTCACCCTGGTAGAGCAGGACGAATTTCATCGGGGATGGGGTTTCCATAGCGTTCATACTCATGGACAGGATCGCGCCGGGCCGCGTCCTGACTGAGGGTTTGGGTTTGCTCCCGGGGATCCACGGAAGCTAGTTCCATGCGGTGGTGTTGGCGTCGGGGTCGGCCCGGCGCCGCAGCTGGTCGTGCAGCAGGTAGCGCCGCACCACCAGCAGGGCGATCCGGATCCAGCGCCTCACGAGACGACCCGGACGATGCTGCCCTTGGGGCAAAGGTCCTTGACCTTGAGGCGCACGGGGCGGGGGGTGACGACGCAGCCGCGGCTCTCCTGGCCGTAGAAGACCGGGTCGCGGTCCGGCCCGTGCATGTAAAAGCCGTCCCGGCCCAGGGCGTCGGTGCCCTTGCAGGGCGTGAGGGTGGCCACCATGGGGCCGAGGGTGGGGTGGTCGTGCCACTCGCCCACGACCCAGTCACCGGCGGGGATGGGCCCGATGTTGTGCAGCGCCTGGTGCTCGGGGTTGAGCTTCCCGTGGATCTTATTGGGGTTCCAGGTGGGGTTCGAGTCGTTGCCGGCCCAGGCCCAGCCTAGGCGGGTGCCGTCGGGGCGGGACCAGACGCCGGTGCGGTGGTTGAAGAGGGCGGAGGGGGTGATCATGCCGTAACCCCCAGGGCCACGGGTGCAACCACGCCTAGGCGGCGCTCCAGGAGGGTCCAGAGCTGGGCCTCCAGGCCGGCCAGCTCATCGGGGGACAGGGAGGGAAGGGCCGCGGCCCGAGTCTGGACGATGGAGGCGATGATCTGGTGCTCCTGGTCGGCGTCGAAGACGCGGGCCGCCCACTCCTCCTTCTCGGCCAGCAGGGTGTCGATGCGGGCCAGGGAGTGCTGGAGCTGCCCTGCCACTGCGCGGGTATTCTCCCTGGACTCCCCGAGGTCCCGGGCCAGGGACGTGCCCCAGGCATCGCGGTCCTTGGCGTAGGTCAGGGCATCGCGCACCTTCATCAGGAGGGCGGCGTCCGTCATGCTCACAGGCATGCCCAGGACCTCGGCCAGCTGGTCGTGGAGGGATGGCCACGGCGCCGGGGCGTCCTCCACCTTGCGGATGCGGTCGAACGGGGGCCAGTATTCCGTGCAGGCGCAGGTTTCGTTCTTGTCCCAATGAACCAGGACGTTGCCCGACTTCTTCACCTCCTCCACCCTTCCCAGGTCTCCGGGCTGGCTCACGGTCTTGTCCTTGTCGGCGGCCGTGCGCTCCACCCTGTCCCCCACCTTGAAGGCGGGCGCGGGGGTGCCCTGGTTCCGGTCCCGGAAGTCCAGGGTGGCGGCGGGGAGCGGGGCCGGCGCGGCCTTCGTGAATCGGCCCATCGAATCGCGGTTCATGCGGGGATCTCCTTGTTCTCGGGGATGTCGGGCTCGCCCATCGTCAGCTCCAGCGTCAGGGCCAGGTGGAGGAAGGTCTCGAAGTCCTCCCGGCAGACCCGGCGCTCCGCGGCCGTCAGGTTCTCGACCATCTGAAGGGTGGGGATGAGGCTCTTCCGGAGGGCTCGCAACTGCAGGCGGGCCTGCTGTACGTGGTCGATGCCACGGGTGGAGCGCTCGATGCACACGGCCAGGTCGGCGGCGATTTCGTGCACCCGGGGCGCGGCCGACTCGGGCAGGTGGGCCTGGATCTTCTGAAGGTCGGTGCGCTCGGGCTTGCTTGGGCGGCTTGGCGCCGGGGATAGGCGGGAGCGGGCGGATCTCGGGGGCCTGCATGCAGTGGACCTGCACAAGGTGGTTGATGTGGCTGCGGTCCGTGCCCGCTTCCTTCCGGAGCTTCCGGTTGCCCGGGTCCTTTTCGAGCTTGGCCAGGACGGCGTTGTAGTTGCCCAGGGCCCTCTCCAGCTTTTCGGCGGGGGACTTCCGGTTCTGGCCGCCCTGCTTGGGGATGGGTGGGGCCGGACGCGGCTCGGGCTCAGGGGCAGCCTTCGGGGCCTCGGGCTCCGGGGCGGGCGCGGGGCCCTCGTTCTTGGCGGGGTGGCGCTGGAGGTGGAGGATGTGGGCCTCCAGCTGCTGGGCGCGCTTGGCGTGCTCCTGGCTCCAGTGGTGGCGGGCCAGGGTGTCCTCTTCGGGCGGTGCGGCGTCCATGATGGCGGCCAGCTCCTCCACGGCCTGGTCCTCGGTGAGGGTGTGGACGGCGGGAATCGGGCTCACAGGTCCTCCCGGGGGATGCCGGCCGCGGCCAGGGCGCGGTCCAGGCGCAGCGTGAATGCCTCTCTGCAGGCTTCGAGGGTGGCGGCCGCGATGAAGGCCGCCTCGTTGACGGGGGCCCGGTAGACGTTGTCCTTGCTGGCCCCGTTGTAGTAGGAGTCGCTCTCCAGGTGCCCCTCGTGGTCGTGGTCCCGGATCTCCAGCCAGGCGCCCTCGTCCTGGATGAACGGGGGGACCTGGGGGTGCCCGGCGACGAACTGCTTGCAGAAATCCCGGTGGAAGTGGCCGGCGGGGAGGCCGGAGATCTCGGTGGCCCGGACCTTGGTGCGGGCCGCGATGTAGACCCGCCGGGCGTGGTTGAAGTACATGGCGTCCTTGAAGTAGACGATCAGGGGGCGCTCAGCCATAGATCGCCTCCGCCGAAAGGGCGCAGATCGAGAGGGCCACCAGGATGGCGATCAGGGCCGCCAGAATCACCTGGGCGGCGTGGACCAGGTCGAACCTCACGAGGATCTTCATGACGCCTTCCCTTTCGGCTCGTTCCGGTCCCCGGCCTGGATCCACCGGAGGACCTTGCTGAGGTTGAACCACCGGGGGGCCCGGGGGCGGCGCTGGGTGTAGGGCATGCCCTGGGCCATCCAGCGGATGATGGTGCGCTTGCAGGGCGAGGAGGGGAGAACCTCCCCCAGCCGCTCCTGCAGCTGGGGGAGGGTGAGGAGGCGTTCAGGGGTCATGGGGCACCTCAGCGGATGGAGGTGGAGCTGGTGGACACCCACTCGCACCCGGCGGGGGCGGGGCCCACACCCTTGGCGGTAGCGGCCAGGGCATCCAGCACGGCCTGGTTGGGGATCAGGTAGGCCCGGTCCACCTTGGAGGGGCCCACCACCTTGCACTTCCAGATCAGGCGGATGGAGGCCCCCCGGGTCCGGGCGGGAGCGACGTCGGCGGGGAGGAGGGCGGGAGCGGGCGCGGCAGCGGCCTGGGCGGCAGCGGCCTGGGCCTCCAGCGCTTCGGCGCCGGCCAGGTCGCCAGCGGCGGCGAGCTCGTCGGCCTTGGCGAGCAGCTGGGCCGCCTGGTCCTGCTCGGCCTGCTGGCGCTTGCGGTCCTCGGCCTCCTGGGCGGCCCGGGCCTTGGCGACCTCGGCGGCGATGCGGCGCTGCTCGGTGTCCCACCGGCCGATCTCGGCCTTGAGCACCTTCTCGGCGCGGTCCAGGGCCTCCACCGCGGGGCGGTAGGACTCCATGATGGCCTTCTTCTGCTCGTCCAGGGGGCGCGTCAGGGCCTTCCGGTTCTCGTCCAGCTGGGAGGCCAGGTCCTTGATCTGCCGGGTCTGGTCCACCGCGGCCTGGGCGTCCTCCTGGGAGGTGATGCGCACGGCGTCGATGATCTCGGGCAGCTGCAGGGCCCGGGTGACCAGCACCAGGCCGTCGGCGGGGATGGTGACGAGGGCGGCGTCCATCTCAGAACCCCGAGGGGACATCGACGTCGGCGTCAGCCCGGACGTCCTTGATGTTCAGGAAGGTCCGCCCCTGGGCGGTGGTGGTCTCCACCAGCTCCACACAGAAGAAGGCGCCCTCGGCGGCCGCCATCAGGGCCTCCGGGTTGAGGCGCTCTCCGACAGCGGGGACGGGGAGGCCCAGCAGGGCGTGCAGGCGCTCGATGCGCAGGCCGGCGTAGTAGTCGCCGCCCTTCCGGCCGGTGCCGAACTTGATGAAGTCCTCGACTTCGTTGCCGGAGTCCGTGTCGCGGTAGGTGGCCTTGAAGACCGCCAGGGCGTTGAACTTCATGGACTGGTCGCGGGTGAGGGCCTTGAAGTCGGCCAGGATGCAGTTGGGGTAGACGCCCGCGGTCATGGTGCCCTGCTCGGGCGCGGGGGTGTAGTCGGGAGGCAGGTAGGACACGGTGGACTCCTAGGAGGCGGCTTCGGCCGGCTTGAAGGGGGTGGAGGGGGTGGCGTTGATGCGCTCGATGCGCACCTGAGCCCAGGTCTTGCCCGGGGTAGGGCTGGGGGTGTTGTTGGCCAGGTCCTCGCGGAGCTTGGCGAAGGCGCTGCTGGTGAGGCGGGCCAGGGTCGGGCCGTTCTTCCCGGGCAGCAGGTAGTTGAGCTTGGCGCAGTAGGCGCGCAGGCTGTCCCGGTTGATCCCGTGCCCCTGGATGAGGGAGAGCAGCTGATCGTACTGGCCCTTCGAGATGCCGCCGGCAGCCTCGTCCGTATCCGGGGAGACGTCGTCCACGAAGTNNCCTGGCTGATGGGGGGCTTGGGGACCGGAGGCAGGGAGGTGAAGGTCCCCCCCGCCGTGGCGGACTCGGGGTTCATGACGGACGTGATGCTGGCGATCTCCGCCTTGAGGGCCTGCAGGGAGGCGGGGCCCTCGGCGTCGAACTGGCCCACCAGCTTGTTGCGCGTGGCCTCGGGCATGCCCATGGTCACCTGGGCCAGCTGCACCATCGCCTCCACCCAGACCTCGTGGTCAGGATGGCTGGAGAAGCCCTGGGCCTCCGGGGCGGACTGGGTAGCCGGTGCCTGAACGGGGGCTGCGGGCTGGGCCGGGGCGGGCCGACGGCGGGGCGCGGGCGGGGCCTGCTGGGCGGGGGCCGCGGGGGTCGGCGCCGGAGCCGGGGCGGCGCTGCTCTTCTCCCCGGGGATCTCCCGGGCCTGGGCCTGCTCCGCCTGGGGGGCCCGCACGGGGGCAGGAGCCTCCCCTTTGGCCAGCCAGGCGGCCAGTTCCTGGCCCACGGTGGTATCCAGGTTCAGGCTCCTGCCCTCGAAGAGGCCCGTGCGGTCCTTGGATGCCACCGCCAGGTGCGTGTTGCGCTCGACGTCGAAGACCACGCCGAACTCGTATTCCATGCCGTCGCTGGAGATCGGGGCGAGGCCCACCTTGCGGACCTGGCTCTTGCCCTTCTCGTCCTGCTCCAGGGCGTACTCCATCTTGGAGCGGAGGGTGGCGACCACGTGGATCTTGGACTGCAGCACGGTCTCCAGGAACTTGTTGTGCAGGGCCTTCATCTCGCCCCAGTTCGTGAAGCTGTTGCCGCCCCGGGCGTCCTTCTGGGTTTTCTGGTCGAGGATGCCGCCGGAGGCCGCCCACTCGTGGGTGAGGGAGTCGATGACTACGACCTCGTAGCCCGCCTTGATGATCTCGTTCAGGGCCTCCAGATACTTCTGGGTCGTGAACGGGGCGTCGAGCTCCACGACGTCGAAGTCGAACAGGCCGGCGTAGTAGCTGGCGCTGCGGTTTTCGGTGTCGACGACGGCCACCTTGCCGGTGGGGGCGAGCCCCTTGGCCACGCCGATGCCGCCCCGGGTCTTGCCGCTGCCGGCCGGGCCCGTGATCCCGAGCTTGAGGTAAACGTGCTCGCGGACCGCCTTCTTGATCTGGATGCTCACGCCTCACCCCCTTCCGTACCGGTCATCTGGCAGGTGACCCACTCCCGGGCGGGAACCTCCCAGGTGACCTTGGGGCTCGTGAGGACCATAAGGATTGCGTCCAGGGCCTCGTCGGGGTTCAGGTCGAAGGCTTCGCGCCAGGCCTTCTCGGCCTTCTTCCACGCCTTGCGCTTGAGGCCCTGCTCGACGCCGGCCTCCTCCAGCTCGTCCAGCTTCCGGTCGAACTCGCCGGCGGTCTTCATCTCCTGGGTCAGGGCCATGGCATCCTCGTCGTCGGGGATCTCGGTGGTGATCTCGGCCTCGGGGGCCTGGGGGGCGTGCTTCGCCAGCCAGGCGTCGCGCTCCTCGTCGGTGGGCAGGTCGAAGCTGGGGGTTTCCCGGGCCTCGGCCACCAGGAGGCGGGTGAAGGCGTCCTTGGGGCCGGCTTCCCAGGCGGCCTCCCAGGGGGCGAAGTCGGGCTCGATGGACGGGTCAGGGAAGACCTTATCGGCCAGGTCGTCCGTGCGGGAGTGGTAGGTGGTCTGGGCGTCCTCGTCGTCCCAGGTGTCGAAGGCCAGGAGCTCTTCGGGCAACTGGGGAAGCTCGGGGGCCGGGGCCGGCTCGTCCAGCTCGATGTTGGTGATCTCGGGCATCTCGATCTTGTGCTGGGCGGGGTCCACGTAAGCGCCGCGGGGCTCGTCGCAAACCACATAGACGCCGTTGGCCATGAAGGTTTCCGCGGCGTCGAGGAGCTCGTGGGCGGTCTTGGCAGCCTTCTTGGCGGCCTTGACCTCGGCGAGGCCCGGGCGGCTGCTTTCGAGGGAGCAGCACGCGCTGCTCAAGTGGTAGAGGGCGGTGTTCAGGCCGTTGTCGTTGGCCATCAGCAGTTCTCCATGAAGGGCTGGGACCGGAACTGGTCCTGGTAGCTGGGGTTGAGGGAGGCCGGAATGTGCCGGTCGAGGATCGGGTTGATCAGGGCGTTGCGCTGCTGCACGTAGGTCTCCATGGCGGAGCGGCAGGAGCAGACGTCGCAGTGGCCCTGCTGGCGCTCGCGGATCGACATGCGGGCTCCGCAGCTGCAGACGCGCATCTCAGGGATGACCACGAGGGGCGGTAGGGGCGGCTCGAGGCCGGGGGAGGGGAGGTGGCCGGCCATGGTTAGCTCACCTTCGTGGCGCCGAGCCACGATCCCATCCGGACGATGAGGTTCTGCTGGACCTCCTCGTCGGCGTAGTAGGAGCGCTTCCGGACTACGGTCCGCGGAAGAGCGGCAGGGCAGGCATCCATCAAGTCGTGGGCCTCGTTGATGACGGACTCGGCTTTGTCGGCGCGCTCCGAGTGGTGACGCATGGCGTTGTCGCTGGATTCCTTCTGGGCCTTGAGGGAATCCCTCTCCTTCTGCAGGGCCGCGATCGTGAGGGCCTGCTCCTGGATGAGCGACTTGAGGGCGGCGACGTCGGGGGGCGTCTTCTTAGGGGTCGACATNNCTGGGGCTCGGTGACCGGCTTGGAGGTCGTGGAGGAGGTGAGCGCCAGGGCACTGGCGAGGTAGGACAGCACGCGGGACATAGGTCTCCTGTGGCGCCTCGTGGGCGCAGAAATTCCGCCCGCCCTGCCCGGCGGGGGATGGGGGTAAGCTGGTTGGAAATCAGAAAAACTTGGGGGACAACGTGTTCAGGAACTTTTTTGTGAACCTACGAGCCAATGGGCTGGCTGCTGCGCTCATAGCCCTTTTCATTTGCATGACCATCACCGCCATCTACGGCAATCCTGCTTTTGCTGGGGCTCTCATTGGAGTCTTTGCCTACCTGGGGGCAGTGCTTGTCCAGAAGGTTTCCAACAACTCGGACAAGGACCCCCAGGCCTAGGGCCATCGTGCCTCCCAAAAGCAACTGGACCAGGGGGTTGATGTCGGGGATGGTCACCTGTGGGCTCCTTGTCACCGTGTGACATCTTGGATAGACACAGTATGCCCCATGAGGGCATAGAGTCAACCCTGTCCCGAAGAAAAAAATATGCCCCGCCGAGGTGGGGCATTATTTAATTAATATGCTGGGATCAATTTCTGAATAACTTTAACGATCCAAGCCCTTTAATGATCCCGAATCCAAAAAATACAATCACGATTGATACGGGGATGGCCACCACCTGGGGCAGAAACTTGAAGGCCACGGCCACAAGGACCACGACGATCGGTCCCCACGTGCACCCGGCGGCGATGTAGTTGGTTTTCCGTCGTTGTTTCATGCCACATCCTCCACGGCCTTCAGCCGAATGCGAGCGATATGGGCCGCCAGGCGCCGCGCCGGGCAGTCCTCCAGGGGCAGGTCCTCGTAGTGGGCGCTCAATGCGCCAATGAATGCATCGAGGCTGGCGTTCGCGTACGCCCGCACCCTCTTCTCTGGGATCAGCGCCCGGGCCGCCCACCGGTTGGCCTGGGCCTCGTCCTTGGAATAGAGGAGCTCTCCCCGGGGGCCGGCATGCTGCACCAGGTGGCCCAGCTCGTGCGCGAGCAGCCATACCTCCCGCAGGCCGGTGACCCATGGCAGCAGGATCACGGGTGGCTCATCACCCTCTCCGGCGATGAAGAGGCCCTCTTCCCCGATTGGGGCCCTACCCACCCTGCAGCCCAACTGTTCCGCGTGCTGCACCAGGTCATCGAAGGTAGGATACCTACGGCCAAACCATGACGATGTTCTACTTGGGGGGGTCATAACCCCTGACGATAGCACGCCAGGCTTCAAAGGCTGCCTGCTTCTGCGCTTCCGTCAATTTGGACAAATCCGACCCCATCACACGGAGCATGAACCGATCGATCTCGGTCGTTTCTACCCCTATCGAGGTGGGGTCCCCGGCTGGGTCATCGACAAACTCGGCCACAGAGCACCCGAACATGCCGGCTGATTTTGACAAGGCGTCAATTCCTAGACGCTTCTCCGGGCGATACATGCAGTTGCGGAAGTGGTCCAGGCTCAGCTCCAACTCCTGGGCAACTTCCTCCTGGGTCTTCCCCGTCTCCTTCAAATATTTCTTGAGGAGCTCTCGGTAGCGCTTGCGCTGGGGCCATTTGTCCATGCCCCCATCATGCGGACTGGGTGCATAAAGACCATACGAGCATTTCCCATTGACTATGCCCAATGAGGGCATATTGTTTTCTGTATGGTCGATGTCCGCCACAAGATGCCTTTCTCGATCGAGGAGCTTCGATGCCGCCTCGGCAGGAAGAGCTATGCGCGGCTGCACGAGTACGTTTCCGGGAAGGAGACCTGCCCCGCGGACCTTTGTTTGCAGATTGAAACCGCGACCGGCGGGGTTATTTCCCGCCAGGATCTCAGGCCGGATCTGTGGCCTCATCCTTCACCCCCCCTCGAGGTGGCAGGATGACGCGGCCTTCGGCGGAGCATCTCCCGAACCCACAGGGGCCCCAGGACCTGGAGCTCCCAAAGCGTCATGAAGGCAATGACTGTCCCTCCACGAGGGGGGACCTTGCTGACCCCGGAGCAGTCTGCCCGCTGCTCCGGGGATTTTTTCATCGCTTCCAATCCTGAATAGGAATCAGCCATGCATCAGAATTTGCTGTCGGGAGCGCGTCAAGGGCACCCCGAAACTCTTGACCGCCGAATGAAACTCAAGACCAAGGAGCGGCTCCGCATGGAGCTGGCGCTCTCCGGTCTCCCCCAGAAGGCCCTGGCCTACGGCACCGGTACCGACGAGGCCCAGATGGCCAGAATGCTCGGGGAACGGTACGAGGAGGCCCTTCCGGCCCACAAGATCCCCTCCACGGTGCGGGAACTGGGGCCCGGCTTCATGGAGTGGATGGCCATGCAGTGCGGCGGGGTCTACATCCACGGGGGTGAGCTGCCCCTGCTGGACAGCCCCACCTCCGCGGCCCTGGTAGGCCTGCTGGCCCAGCATGCCGGCCTCACGGTCCAGATGCTGATCGACCACTTCGAGGACCACGTGTGGACCGGCGACGAGAAGCGGGAGGTGATCCCCCTCCTGCGGAAGCTGCGCCAGATCGTGGACACCCTGCTCTCCGATGCGGAAGGGGGGCGCGAATGAACCTGACCTTCCTGAATTGCCTCGATGAGGCGGGCCATGCTCACCGGGCGGGCCGGGACGACCGGGCCATGGAGCTGCTTGAGCATGCCAAGGCCGCCCTGGTAGCTCATCAACACCCTCGTGTCAGGCCGGAGGATGACCCGAAGCGATCACCGCTCGATCGCGCCTTCTGGCGCCTGGCTCGGGGGTGAACATGACCAGCATCTCGGGCCAGTGGGCACTGGACCTGTGGGACGCCGGCTACCAGGTGGTGGTCGCGCCCCTCAAGGGCAAGCGCCCCACCATCCCCTGGAAGCGCTACCAGGCCGAGCGGGTCCCCCGCGAGCAGGTCCAGGAGTGGTTCGCCCAGGGCGAGCACAACCTGGCGCTCATCTCCGGCACCATCTCCGGCACCGTCGTGGTGGACGGGGACAGCCGGGACGCCTGCGCCTACATCGAGCAGATCTGCGCCCCCACCCCCATGAAGGTCCTCACCTCCAAGGGCGCCCACTACTACTACGCCCACCCGGGCGGCCGGGTCCCCAACAGCGTTCGCGTCATGGACGACCCTCCCATCGACCTGCGGGGAGACGGGGGGCTCACCATCGGGCCCGGCAGCCTCCACGCCTCGGGGGTCTACTACCGCATGGCCGAGGACGGCCCAGGCGGTGGCGAGATCGTCAGCGTCCGGGATCTGCCCACCTTCGACCGCACCTGGTTCCCCCACATGGAGGAGGCCGTCGAGACCACCTTCGTCCGGCCCATCCTCACCTTCAGCAGCGCGGCCCGGAAGGACGCCTACGAGCAGGCCGGGCGCTACGCCAAGGGCGTCCCCGGGGCCGTCCAGGGAGCCGGAGGGGACTCCCACACCTACGTCCTGGCCTGCCGCCTGGTGCGCGGCTTCAACCTCACGGACGACGAGGCCCTGGACATCCTGCGGATCTGGAACCAGAACTGCCAGCCCCCATGGGACGACACCGACCTGGTCGCCAAGGTCCGGCACGCCCGGGCCTACGGAACCGGCGAGTTCGGGGCCATGCTGGCCCGTTCGAACCGCACCTGGACCGTCGGCGGCCTCCAGATCGAGGGCTGGTGATGGACATGGAGAAGCCCAACATCATCTCCCTCGAGCTCGACCCGGGCAACGTCACGAACATCGCCCTCCCCCGGGTCTCCCTGGTCGGCGCCAGCAGCTACCTGGACACGGACCCCACCCCCATCCAGTGGCTGGTCCCTGGCCTCCTGCCCCTGGGCGTGGCGGCCCTCCTGGCCTCCGAGGGGGGCCTGGGGAAGTCCTACCTGACCCTGCAGCTGTGCATTGCCCTGGCGACCGGGAAGGCCTTCCTGGACTTCGAGATGCCCGACGGGCCCCGTGGGTCGGTCTACTTCGGCCTGGAGGACGGCAGGGACGTCCTGCATCGCCGAATCCGCGCCATCGTCCAGCTCTACCGGGAGATCGGCGACTGGACCCCCGAGGACGACGCCAACCTGCGCGCCAACTTCGTCACGGCCTTCGTGAACTGGTCCTCGGAGGGCGCCACGAGCCACCTGCCCGAGCTCATGCCAAACCTCAACCTGCTCCTGGACCTCTTCCAGCAGCGGAAGATCAAGCCCGGCATCGTGGGCCTGGACACCCTGGCCCGGTTCAGCGACGGGGACGAGAACACGGTCCAGGGCCTGCGCCCGGTGCTCAACGCCTGCGCCCAGCTGTCGGACCGGGGCTGGACCCCCCTGATGCTGCACCACGTCGGCAAGGGGCAGGACGGGGCCCGGGTGAAGGAGAAGCCCACCCTGGCCGAGCGCATGAGCACCGAATGGATCCGGGGCAGCTCCAGCATCCGGGACAACTTCCGGTGCACCATCCAGCTGGCGAAGATCCGCGAGGACGAGGCGGACCCGGCCGGCCTGGACCCCGAGGCCTGCCGCATGGGCCAGGTGCTGGTCTTCGGCACCACGAAGTTCAACAGCGGGGGCCGGGCCGACTGGAAGGTCATCCAGCAGGACGACCACGGGCGCTGGGCGGCCATGCAGAACTCCGAGGAGGCCCTGGCCCGACTCCGTGGCAAGAAGGCCCTGGCGGCCCTGACGAAGCAGGACGCCATCCTGGCCGACCTGTATCAAGCGTCTCGGTGGGGTGGGACCCCCGACATGACCGCGCTGGCAGAAAAACATTTCACGGACGCGAAATATACAAACAAGAAGAACAGCTTGAAGCAGGCCATCAGCAAGCTTAGGGCTGCCGGTTTTTTACAGAAATCCGGCTACTTGCCGACGGCGCAGGGTCTGGACCGAATCAAGGTAACCGGAAGGGACAAAGATGAAGAATAAGTCTAATGGATTCATGCGGGTTATCTCGGTTACACAGGTAACCGTAACTCAGGTAACTGCCCGGCGGTTATCCGGTTACTCCTCCCCCGAAGGGGGAGTAACAGGTAACCGGGTAACCGAGGGGGGTCTGTGATGGGTGCTCCCAGGAAGACCCACTGCCTCAACGGCCACCCGATGGTCCCTGAGAATCTCTACGTGAAGGCGAACGGCGAGAGATGCTGCCGGTCCTGCCGGAAAATTCGCCGGAAGGCAGATCGGAGCACCGAAGCCGGGAAGGCTGCTACCCGTCGCCGGCTGATCAAGCTCCTGGGAGGTGTCGAATGATCGCCCCCCGCATCCCCTTCGGCATCGGCGTCGTCCTGGACCGCCCCAAGAAGCCCAAGGCCCCCACCCCCGAGGCGAAGATCCAGAAGGCCCTCGTGGAATACCTCAAGTGCCTCCCCTGGGTCGTGCGTGTCACCCGGCACAACGTGGGCCAGGCCTGGATGGGTGCCAACCCCAAGACCGGATTCCGGGGTCGGCCCGTCTACTTCGCCGAGCGGGGCCATTCCGACCTGTCCGTGGAGATCGCCGGCGACCCCCGCATCGTCTGGATCGAGACGAAGGCCCCCGGCGCCCGGCCCAGCGGCAAGAAGCAGCAGGAGCACTGGGCAGAGCAGGAGGCCTTCCTGGCCCGGAAGCGCGCCTCTGGCCACCCGGCCTTCATGTGCTCCGCCGGCGAGATCCTGCGCACCGAGCTGCTCCGCGCTGGCCTGGCGGCGCCCTCCATTCCCGAGCTGGCCGCCGACATGAAGGCCCGCGGCGTCCACCATGCCACCATCGCGGCCTTCACCCGCCGGATGCGCCTGGCGCTCTTCGCCGTGCCCCTGGCCAGGAGGGTGTCCTGATGGGCCGACCCTCAAACCTCACCGAGGCCCAGTGGGGCGAGGTCCTGCGCCTGGCTGCCAGCGGGGAATCCGTCACCGCCCTGGCCAGGCGTTTCAAGGTTTCCAAATCCGCGATTTCGAAAAAAGTTTCGAAACAGGTCGAGGGCGTGAAAACCCTTGCGCGGTCTATCGCCACGGTGGAGAGCGAGTTCGAGGCCCTGCCGAAATCTCAACAAGTGGCCGCCCGGAGCCTCGCTGACCAGCTGAAGTCCATCGGGACGAACCTCGCCCGGGCGGCGACGGCAGGGTCCGCTACCGCGGCCCGCCTGGCCGAGCTGGCCCAGGAGGAGGCCAACACCCCCCTGCGCATGGCCGATGGCAGGGTAGACGGCGGGAAGGTCCTGGGCATCGTGGCCCTGAGCGAGGCCGCGAACAAGGCGGCGGCGCCGGCCCTGAAGCTGGTCACCTCCAGTCCCGAGAAGGGCGACGACGCCCGGACCCTGGAAGACCTGGTGGCGGGGGTGGGCGATGAGTGAATCCGCACGCAGGGCCTCCGAGCGGATTCGGGCCTGGAAGGGCAACGCCTGCCAGTTCGTGGAGGACGTCTTCGGGGCCACCCCCGACGCCTGGCAGGCCGAGGTCCTGCTGGAGGCCAGCAAGCCGGGCCGCAAGCGCCTGGCCATGAAGGCCTGCGCCGGCCCAGGCAAGAGCACCATCCTGGCCTGGCTGGGCTGGCACCGGCTGGCCTGCTTCGCCGCCAAGGGGGAGCACCCAAAGGGGGCGGCCGTGTCCATGACCGGCGAGAACCTGCGGGACAACCTCTGGGCGGAGATGGCCAAGTGGCGGGGACGGAGCGAGTTCCTGCAGCGGAGCTTCGAGTGGACCGGATCCCGGATCTTCGCCAAGGACCACCCGGAGACCTGGTTCCTGAGCGCCAGGTCGTTCCCGAAGACCGCTGACCAGGACGCCGTGGGCCGGACCCTCTCGGGCCTGCACAGCCCCTTCCCGTTCTACCTGATCGACGAGAGCGGGGACATGGCCACCCAGATGGTCCGGAGCGCCGAGCAGGGGCTCACCGGCTGCGAGGACGGCCTGATGGCCACGGCCGGCAACCCCACCAGCACGTCCGGGCTCCTGCACTACGTGTGCACGGTCCTCCGAAACCAGTGGTGGGTGGTCTCCATCACCGGCGACCCGGACAACCCCATGCGCTCCCCCAGGATCGACATCGAATGGGCGCGCCAGCAGATCGCCACCTACGGCCGGGACAACCCCTGGGTGATGGCCTTCATCCTCGGGGAGTTCCCGCCCGGCGGCCTCAACGCCGTCATGACCGTGGACGAGGTCGAGGCCGCCATGAAGCGTCACCTGCGGGAGGACGCCTATTCCTGGGCCCAGAAGCGCCTGGGCGTGGACGTCGCCCGGTTCGGCGACGACCGGAGCGTGATCTTCCCGCGCCAGGGCCAGGCCTCCTTCCGGCCAGCGATCATGCGCCACCAGCGAACCACCGACATCGCGGCCCGGGTGGCCCAGGCCAAGGGGAAGTGGGGCAGCGAGCTGGAGCTGGTGGACGACACGGGACACTGGGGCCACGGGGTGATCGACAACCTGATCGCGGCCGGGCACAGCCCCATCGGCATCCAGTTCCACGGGCCGGCCCTGGACCCGCGCTACGCCAACCGCCGGGCCGAGATGTGGATGTCCATGGCCGAGTGGNNCCAGCGGGAAGTTCCTCCTGGAGGACAAGGACCAGGTGAAGAAGCGCCTGGGCCGGTCCCCCGACTTGGCCGACGCCCTGGCCCTCACCTTCGCCCTCCCGGACATGCCCGCGAGCTTGGCGACGATCCACCCGGCCCTGGGCCGGCAGCAGTTCGCCCGCATGGACTACGACCCCCTGGAGAACGCCTGATGCCCGAGTCCCTCTGGATCAGCGTGAAGGAGGCCGCGGCCATGCTGGGCTACTCCCGCGACTACTTCAGGCGGATCTACTGCGACCCCGCGGCCCCCCTCGTCCCGATCCGGCCGGGGCGCCGCGCCGGGTCCCGCACCCTCGTCCTGCGCGCTGCCATCGTGCAGCTTGTCGAAACCGAAACCCGGAGGCCCGCCTCATGAGCGCCATCCCCATCCCGCCCATCGTCTCCCTCCAGGAGCGCCACGATCAGCTGCAGAAACGCTTCGACGCCCTCCTGGATCAGGCCCGCACCACGGCCGCCAACCTGGACATGGCCACCTCCATCCTGGACGCACTGGCCCAGGGCCAGGCCTTCGAAGAGCCGGAGGACGGCTTGGTCCTCCTGGACGGCACCCAGGCACCCCGGGAGAACCCCGTGGTGGTCGTCTCCATCACCGTCAACGGCAAGGGCGTGCGCACGTCCAGCACCTTCGCCCGGGCGGCCGTGGAGGAGAACGGCTGGCCCCAGGTCCTTGCCCAGGCGTGCCAGGGGCCCCTGGGCCTGATGGTGCGCGAGCTGGCCAAGTAGTTCACCCCGCCGGCGCGCGCCGGCCTTCTGGAGGTTCCATGGAACCCAGAAACTTCTGTTTCAGTGAAGCCCTTTCCTACCTCAAGCAGGGCCGCAAGTTGGCCCGGGCCGGATGGAACGGCAAGGGCATCTTCGTCTTCCTGGTGATCCAGGCACAGGGGTTTAAACCCCGCGGAGAAGGAGACGTGGTGACCCGTGTGAATCTCGATCCCTTCGTGGCCATCGACTCCATGGGCATCGTGAGCGACAACCCCGACGCCGTCCGCACCGTCCGCCCGTGGCTGGCCTCCCAGACTGATCTGCTGGCCGAGGACTGGCAGCTGGTGGACTGAACCAGAGTCAATGCCTCATGAGGTAAAGGCTGCCATCCACGCCCTGAATGGCATGCGCGATTGACCAAATGCCGGCGACCGCCCAGGCGCCAAGGATTAGCCAAGCGATCCGGTTCCAGTTCTCCACCAAGAAGGCCTTCATCGTTCCCCTCCTCGTGGCCCCTTCGGGGGCCACCTGTTTTTGGCGCGACAAATGCAGGTACGCGAACCTCAGTAAACCTCAGTAAAGCTAGACATTCGAAACGGGACAAGCGGGAATCCGGACGCCAGGGTGGGGTATCCGGAGATCCGACCATGCCCCATCTGACCGTAGACCAGGTGTTGAGGGGCACCAAGTGTCCCGCCCAGGGCGTCGGGTCCAACTGGCCCCTGATCCTCCAGGCCCTTGAGGCCAAGGGGATCGGGGGCGTCCTGACGCAGATCGCCGCGGCCGCCACGGTGGCGGTGGAGACCGGCTCCTTCGCCCCGGTGACCGAGCGCATGGCCTCCATCACCCGGCAGCCCGATCTCTACAAGCGCCAGCGCCAGTACTACCCCTACATCGGCCGGGGCTTCATCCAGATCACCTGGAAGGAGAACTACAAGCGGTTCGGGGACCTAGTGGGCGTGAACCTGGTGGCCTTCCCGACCGAGGCCTGCAACCCGGAGGTGGCCGCCCAGGTCCTGGCCGAGTTCTTCGTCCACCGGAGGGTGGACCAGGCCGCGGAGGACCAGGACTGGCAGCGCGTCCGGAAGCTGGTCAACGGGGGCTTGAACGGCTGGGACGTCTTCCACGGGCACGTGGAGCGCCTGTTGGCGGAGGTGGCCGATGGCCTTTGACTGGAAGGGAACCATCGGCGCCGTCGCGCCCGTCCTGGCCGGCATGCTCGGCACCCCCGCTGCGGGTGTGGCCGTCGCCGGCCTCTGCAACGCCCTGGGCCTCACCCCGTCCGCCGAGAACGCCCAGGCGGCCGCCGAGAAGATCGCCGCGGGCCAGCTCACCGGGGACCAGCTGATCGCCCTGCGCAAGGCCGAGGCTGAGGCCCAGCTGGCCCTCCAGAAGGCGGGCCTGGAATACGACCTGCAGGAGGACACGCTGGTCGTGAGGGACCGCGCAGACGCCCGGGCCCGCCAGGTGGCGCTCAAGGACAACACCCCCGCCATCGGCTTCTACGCCATCACGGTGGGATTCTTCGGCCTCCTGATCTGCATGCTCTTCCACGTCATCCCCCAGGCCAACGAGCGGGTCCTGGACGTGATGGTGGGCTCCCTCGGCACCGCCTGGATCGGGGCGGTGAATTTCTATTACGGCTCCACGCGCGGAAGCCAGGCCAAGGACCAGCTGCTCTTCCAGAGCCAGCCTGTGGAGGGAAAGCGATGAGCTCCGGGGATATTTCTACCTGGTCGAGGACCAAGGATGTGCTCCTGATCGGGGCGGCCTGCATCGGCATGGCGGCCCTGGCTCGCATCATGGTCGATGTCTCCGAGATGAAGACCCAGCTGGCCGTGTACCAGGCCAACGTGGCCGCCCTGAAGGAGGACCACGAGCGCCTGCGTACCGAGGTCTACGGCCATGTGAGGGAGGACCGGGAACGGTTCAAGGTCATCCCCGGCGGGAGGAACTGACCATGTGCCTCGCCGGATCCGCCCCCGCCGCCCCCGAGATCCCCGCCACCCCCACGGCCCAGGACCCCGCCGTCCAGGCCCGCCTCGACGCCGAGCGCCAGCGGGCCCTCCAGGCCAAGGGCCTGAAGTCCACCATCCTCACCGGCGCGCAGGGGGTCATGGCGCCGGCCACCACCACGCCCAAGACGATCCTGGGGGAATGAGATGGAATCCATCCGCCAGCGACTGGAGCGCCGCCGGGCCGGGCTGAAGCAGGAGCGCAACTCCTGGGTCCCGTCCTGGATGGAGGTGGGCGAGTACATCGACCCCCGCGGGGCCCGCTTCATCGTGTCGGACCGCAACAACGGCCGGAAGGTCACGTCCAAGATCCTCGATCCCGCCGCCACCCGGGCCTCCCGCATCCTGGGCGCCGGCATGAAGGGGGGCCTCACCTCCGAGCACTCCCCCTGGTTCCAGCTGGCCGTGGAGGACCCCGAGCTCAACAAGTGGCGGGCCTGCCGCGCCTGGCTGGAGGATTGCCAGCAGATCGTCGCCAAGGTCCTCATCGGCTCGAACATCTACTCGGTGCTGCCCTGGGCCTACCGGGGCAACTCCAATTTCGGGACCAACGCCTGGTTCATGGACGAGGACGCGGGCTCGATCATCCGCGGCACCCAGATGCCCATCGGGTCCTACTGCCTGGCCACCAACGCCGCGGGACGGGTGGACGCCTGCTACCGCGACCTGTCCATGACCGCGCGCCAGCTGGTGGAGCGGTTCGGCAAGGATCGGGTGAGCGCCACCGTCCTGAACATGGCGGATCGGAACCAGGACGCCTGGGTCCCGGTCGTGCACGTGGTGGAGCCCAACCCCGACTTCGACCCCCGCCGCCTGGACAGCAAGTTCAAGCCCTTCCTTTCCATCTATTACGAGGATGGAGCTTCGGACGACCAGCTCCTGGGCCAGTCCGGCTACAACGAGTTCCCGGTCATGGCCTCCCGCTGGGAGGTCAACGGGGAGGACATCTACGGCGGCAGCATCGGCTTCGACTGCATCGGCGACGTGAAGCAGCTGCAGGTGGAGAGCAAGCGGAAGAGCCAGCTGATCGACAAGCTGACGAACCCGCCCATGAACGCCCCGTCCACCCTCAAGAACCGGGACCTGAGCATCCTGCCCGGGGCCATCAACTTCCACGACAGCATCCAGGGGCAGCAGGGCTTCACGCCCACCTTCCAGGTGGATCCCCACCTCAACGACCTGCGCCTGGACATCCAGGACCTGCGGGATCGGGTGCGCCAGCACTACCACGAGGACCTTTTCCTCATGATGGCCGGGGACGAGCGGAGCGGGATCACCGCCACCGAGATCCTGGCCAAGAAGGAGGAGAAGATCCAGGTCCTGGGTCCGAACCTCACCCGGCTCTCCGACGAGCTCCTGGACCCGATGATCCACCGCGCCTGGTCGATCTGCGAGCGCCGGGGCCTCCTGCCCCCGCCCCCGCCCGAGGTGGCCCGGTCCGGATCCTCCCTCTCCATCGAGTACGTCTCCACGCTGGTCCAGGCCCTCAAGATGAGCGGCTTCAACGGCCTCCAGGCTGGGCTGCAGATGGTCGGGAACATCGGGGGCAACTTCCCCGAGGCCTTCGACAACATCGACCCTGATGCCGCGGTGGCGGAGACCTGGGACATGCTCGGCGTCCCGGCCCGGACCCTGAGGGACCCGAAGGTGCGAGACCAGATCCGCCAGGGGCGGGCCCAGCAGGCCCAGAACACCCAGGCCCTGCAGGCGGCCCAGGCCAGCGCGGCCACGGCCAAGACCTTGGCTGACACCCAGCTCACCGACCCCAGCGCCCTGACGGCGCTGCAGACGGCCATGAGGGGTGCGTGATGAGCGAGGACCAGGCCAAGCCCCTGATCGATGCCAGCGACGCCGCGGACGTGAAGCGCCGCAAGCGCCGCGCCGCATTCCTGCGCCGGCGCGAGCTGGACGACATCTCCTGGGTCATGGGGGACGCCCGTGGCCGCCGGGTGATGAACCGCATCTGGGAGCTGGCCCGCATGTTCCAGGTCTCCCCGAACATCGACAGCCCCCTCAAGACCGCTTTCCACGAGGGGGGCCGCAACCTCGGCCTGGTCCTCCTTGCCGACGTCAACGAAGCCTGCCCGGAGCGTTTCCTGGAGGCCATGGCCGAGGCCAAACGCACCGAGAAGGAGGATTCCACCGATGCCTGAACCCGTCGCCCCCGTCACCGACACCGGCGCCGCCCCGCCCGCCGCCGCGGATACGGGCGCCGCCCCGCCTGAGGCCCAGCCCCAGGCCACCATCCTGGACGGGGCCGCGGCCCCTGCGGCCGATCCCAAGGCCGACGTCCAGGCCCCCGCCAAGGACAAGACCCCCGAGACCCCCGACAAGGACCCTGAGAAGCAGACCGACAAGGATGCCAAGGGCAAGGAAGGGGCCCCGGAGACCTACGAGGCCTTCAAGGTTCCGGAAGGTTTCACCCTCGACCAGGCCACCCTGGAGACGTTCACGCCCTTGGCCAAGGAGCTGGACCTCACCCAGGAGCAGGCCCAGAAGCTGGTGGACTTCGAGGCCTCCCGCATGACGCAGTTCCAGAGCGCGCAGGCCCAGGCCTTCGCCAACCAGGTGGCCGCCTGGGGGGAGGAGACCCGGGGGGACAAGGAGGTCGGGGGCCAGGCCTTCGACGCCAGCGTCCAGGCCGCGGGGCTCGCCATGAACCGGTTCGGAACCCCCGAGCTGCGCGCCATCTTCGGCCTCCCCTCCAAGGAGAACCCGAAGGGCCTGGGCCTGGGCAACCACCCCGAGCTCATCCGCTTCATCGCCCGGGTCGGGAAGGCGATGGGCGAGGACACCTTCCACTCCGGCGCCGGCAAGGACCCCGGCTCCGACGTGAGCCTGGCGCAGAAGTTCTACCCCGGCATGAACCCGTAGCAGTCCAACGCTGCCTTGCCGCATAAAAAGCGGCCTGCAGCACCTTCAACACCTCCCTTGCCGGTCACCCCGGCCCCACAGGAGAAGCCACCATGGCAGCCGTCGGCAACACCGTCCTGACGCTCGCGGACTGGGCCAAGCGCCTGGACCCCAGCGGCAACACCATCAACATCGTCGAGATGCTCTCGCAGACCAACGAGATGCTCAACGACGCCCTCTGGAAGGAATCCAACCAGCCCGCCAGCGAGCGCATCATCCAGCGCACGGGCCTCCCTTCCGTCTACTACCGCATGCTCAACCAGGGCGTGCCCAAGAGCAAGAGCACCACGGCCCAGATCGACGAGCCCCTGGCCATCCTGGAGGCCCGCGCCGAGCTGGACTGCGAGATCGCCGAGCTCAACGGCAACAGCGCCGCCTTCCGCCTGAGCGAGAGCGAGGGCTTCATCGAGGGCATGAACCAGAAGGCCGCCTCCACGCTGGTCTACGGTTCGGCCGCCAACCCCCAGGAGTTCGTGGGCCTGGCCAACCGGTACAGCTCGCTGTCCGCGGCCAACGCCCAGAACATCATCTCCGCGGGCTCCGTGTCCGGCGGCGACGGCACCTCCATCTACCTCATCGGCTGGGGCCTCAAGTCCGCCTACATGGCCTTCCCCAAGGGCAGCAAGGCCGGCCTCGTCCACGAGGACCTGGGCGTCGGCGACGCCTTCGACGCCAGCAACAACCGGTTCCGGGCCTACATGGACCGGTACGTCTGGAAGCACGGCCTGGTCGTCAAGGACTGGCGCTACATCGTCCGCATCTGCAACATCGACGTCTCCGCCCTGATCGCCGATCCCACGGGCGCCACCATCAACCTCATCAACAACATGATCAAGGCCCTGCACCGGCTGCCCAGCTACGCCGGCGGCATGGCCCCCGACGGCAGCGGCTGGCGCGGCATCAAGCCCGTCTTCTACGCCAACCGGACCGTGCGGGAAATGATCGACATCCAGGCCGCCCAGAAGACCAACCTCCTGCTGAACGTGGGCCAGGAGGAGGGCGTCCTGAAGACCACGCTGCGCGGCGTTCCCATCCGCACGATGGACGCCATCCTCTCCAACGAAGCCACCGTCAGCTAAGGAGACCACCATGGGCTTCATCGACAATCAGCTCCGCCTGGGCACCGCTCAGGCCCTCAGCGCCTCCGGCGCCTCCACCGACTACCTGGACATCAGCAAGACCAGGAACATCGGCGACGGCGAGCCCCTGGTGATGCTGTTCACCGTGACCGTCGCGGCGGACTACACCACCACGGACGAGGCGTACACCTTCGCCGTCCAGTGCGACGACAACACCAGCTTCTCCAGCCCCACCACGCTGGAGTCCCGGCTGTTCAGCCTGGCCAACGCCAACCCTCCGGGCACCTACCTGAAGGCCGGCGCCCAGGTGGCCCTGCCCATCCCGCCCGGCCTCAGCGTCGAGCAGTACGTGCGCGGCTACCTCACGCTGGGCGGCACCACCCCCAGCATCACCGTCACCACCGACGTCGTGCCGCAGAGCATGGTCCCCAAGACCGCGCTCTACGCCTCCGGCTTCTCCGTGGCCTAAGGGGGGTGACGCATGAGCATTCCCGTCCGTGCCAAGGAGCTGGGCTTCCACGGTGGCAAGCTGCGGCCTGAAGGCGACGAGTTCGATGTGGATTCCATCCTCGATCTCGGCCGCTGGATGGAGCGCAAGGACGACGGCCCCAACAAGGGCGAGGAGGGCTTCCAGGCCTTGTTCGATGCCGCCCTGGCCGCCCGCGAGAAGAAGGCCGCGAAGGCCGCCCCCCAGGGGCGCCGCCGGCCCGTCCAGGAGCCCTCTCCCATCGCCCCCAAGGATGGCGATGAGGGTGGCACCACGTCCAACCAGGACGTGATCTGAACCAACCCGGGGGGCCTTCGGGCCCCCCACCTATCCGGAGTTCCGAATGTCGACGCTGGCTGAAATCTACGGGATGGCCCTGGGCCACGTGGGCAACCAGGTCATTTCGGGACCCGACGATACCACCAACGCCGGGAAGCTGTGCAGGCTCTACTTTCCCCAGTGTCGGGACTGGCTCCTGCGCCGCTTCCCCTGGTCCTTCGCCCGCCGGCGGGTGGTCCTGTCCGACACCGGGGCCCCGCCCACGAACTGGGCCTACAGCTACGCCTACCCCTCCGACTGCCTCATGATCCTGGGCCTGGTGGTGCCCGGATACCGGAAGCTCCGGGCGGACCAGATGCCCCCCTACGAGGTGGCCTTCGACGGCACCAAGAAGGTGATCTACACCGACCTGGAGGAGGCGGAGCTGATCTACACGGCCCGGGTGGAGGATCCCTCCATCTTCGATCCCCTGTTCGTGGCCAGTCTGGGGTGGCTCATGGGAGCCGAGATGGCCATGCCCCTCAGCGTGAAGCCCGACCTGGCCAACAACTGCAGGGCCATGGCCGAGCGCCTGGCCCTGAGCGCCATGGCCCAGGACGCCGGCGAGTCCAATGCCGGGCCGGAGCCCGACGGCGAATTCCTGTCGGTGCGCGGATGACCGGGATCCTTCAGGCCTCCCTCACCGGCGGAGAATTCTCGCCCTACCTGCACGGCCGGGTGGACCTGGCGCGCTACATGAACAGCGTGGCCCTGGGCCGCAACTGGCTCTTCCGGCCCTACGGCGGGGCCCAGAACCGACCGGGGACCCGGATGGTGGCGGAGGTGGCGGACAGCGCCCACCAGGCCCGCCTGATCCCCTTCCAGTTCAACACCTCCCAGACCTACATCCTGGAGTTCGGGCCGGGCACCATCCGGGTCGTGAAGGACGGCGCCCAGGTTCTCTATTCCTCCGGCCCGAACATCGGCCTTCCCGTGGAGATCGCGACGCCCTGGGCCGAGGACGAGCTGGCGGACCTGAGGTTCGCCCAGAGCGCCGACGTGATGACCATCGTCCACCCGGCCCACGCGCCGCGGCAGCTGTCGCGCACGGCGCACGACGCCTGGACCCTTGGCCTCTACAGTTTCACGGGCGGCCCCTTCCAGGACGTCAACGTGGACAAGACGGTGGCGGTGTACGGCAACGCCGTCAAGGGGACCGTGACCCTCAAGTCCACGGCCGACATGTTCGAGGCCAGCCACGTGGGCCAGCTTTTCTATATCGAGCAGAGGGGCTTCGGTGTGGCCTGGGAAAGTGGCAAGGACGTCACGGTGGGCACCATCCGCATGTCGAACGGCCACTACTACCGAGCCCTCAGCGCCGGAAAGACCGGGACCAAGATCCCCAGCCACACCGAGGACTCCATGAGCGACGGTGGGGTGCGATGGCTCTATCTGCACTCTGGCAGCGGGGTGGTGCTCATCCAGACCGTCGTGGGCCCCCGGCAGGCCACGGGTGTGGTGCAGGACTACCTCCCGGACGACGCCGTCCTCTCTACCGGGGCCAACCCGGTGACGAACATCACGGCCATCTCCACGGTGGGCGGTGGTGACCTGCAGATCCTGGCCACGGCCGCGGCCCACGGCTTCGACGCCACGAAGGTTCCCCGCGGCTTTTACGCCAACGTGGTGATCAACTACACCGGGTCCGGCGGCGCGAACACCTTCACGGGCGACTGCCTCATCACGGTGGTGGACGCCAACACCCTGGAAATCAACGAGTGGCTGCCCAACATCATGCCCGACTACGTCTCGGGCGGGACCGGCACCATCACCGTCGCCCTGACCCACAAATGGGCCTTCTCCGCCTGGGGTGGGGACCAGGGCTGGCCTTCCGTGGTTGGGTTCCACCAGCAGCGCATGTGGTTCGGCGGGACGCCGGCGGCGCCGGAGACCCTGTGGTCTACCCGCGTGAGCGACTTCGAGGACTTCTCCCTCAGCGTCCCCTCCCAGGACGACGACCCGATCATCATCCCCAGGCTGGCCAGCAACCAGGTCAACGCCGTCACCAACATCCTGAGTCTGGACCGCCTGGCCGTGTGGACCACCGGAGCGGTCTTCGCCGTGGGCTCCGGAGGGGAGGACGTGCTCACCCCCTCCAACCACGCCGCCACGGTCCAGGGATACCGCGGGGCCGCCCCGGGCCTTCCTCCCATCGGGGTGGGGAACACGGCCCTCTGGGTCCAGGCCAAGGGCCGGGTGGTCCGGGACATGACCTTCGAGCTGGCCAGCAACAGCCTGAACGGGTCCGACCTGACGGTGATGGCATCGCACCTGGTCGAGCGCTACCCCCTGATCTCCTGGGCATGGCATGACAGCCCGCACAGCATGGTGTGGGCCCTGCGGGAGGATGGCACCCTCATCTCGATCACCTACCTCCGCGAGCAGCAGGTGGTGGCCTGGGCCCGCCACGACACGGTGGCCGGGGCGTTCGAGTCCGTGGCGGTGATCTCCGAGGGCGAGGAGGACGCCGCCTACTTCGTGGTGCGCCGGACCATCAACGGGCAGGTGAAGCGCTTCATTGAGCGCCTGGAGACCCGGCTCATCACAGACATTCGGGAGGCCCACTTCGTGGACTGCGGGCTCCAGTTCGACGGCCGGAACACCGGGGCGACCACCATAACGGCGACCGGGGGCACCAGCTGGGACGAGAACGAGGTCCTGACCCTGACGGCCTCAGCCCCCACCTTCGCCTACCCGGCGACCAGCGACGTGGGCGACCATCTCGTGCTCATCGACGAGGACGGCACCCTCTACCGCCTGGAGGTCCTCACCACCACCAGTACGACCCAGGCCCAGGGCCGCCTCAACCGGACCCTGGCCGAGGGTCTGCGAGGCGCGGCCACCACCTCCTGGGCCTGGGCCCGGGACACCTTCGCCGGCCTGGACCACCTGGAGGGCATGACCGTCTCCATCCTGGGGGACGGGCACGACATGGGCCAGCAGGTGGTGACGGGCGGAAAGGTCTATCCCGAGTTCCCCGCCGTCATCGGGCGGGTGGGCCTGCCCATCGAGGCCGACCTGGAGACCCTGGACCTGGCGCCTCAGGCCCAGGAGACCATCGTCAACAAGCGCAAGATCATCACGGGCCTGGGCCTGCTGGTATATGAGTCCAGGTCGATCAAGGCGGGCCGGACCTGGGACACCCTGGAGACCGCGGCCTCGAGGTCGGAGGAGGGCTACGACGCCCCCCCGGCGCTGCAGTCCGGGGTCATCAACCTCTCCATCCCCTCGTCCTGGGACGAGAACGGCCGGGTCTGCATCCGCCAGGACCTGCCCCTGCCCATCACCATCCTGGCCCTGATCCCCAATGTGGAGGTGGGAGGTTGAGCGTCTACGCGATCGTCCCCGCCACTGAGGCCCACGTGCAGGACCTGGAGGGCCGCGTCCGCCAGGCCGACGTGGACGAGCTGCGCGCCGCCGGCGGCCGGGCCCCGGGAGAGGCCATGCGGGAAGGCCTGCGCATCTCTTCCGAGGCCTGGGCAGGGCTGGCTGACGGCCAGGTCATGTGCATCTTCGGGGTGGTCCAGACGAGCATCCTGGCCCGGGAGGGGACGCCCTGGATGGTCGGATCCGACCTGGTGGACCGGCACGCCCGGGCCTTCCTCCTGCGGTCCCGCCCGGTGGTCGCCACCTGGGCGTCCCGGTTCGACCTGCTCTGGAACTACGTGGACGCTCGGAACCGCCGGGCCATCACCTGGCTCCGGTGGCTGGGGTTCCAGATCGGTGAGCCGGAGCCCTTCGGCGCCGAGGGGCGCCCCTTCCACCGCTTCGAGATGAGGAGGAATTCCGATGTGTGAACCAGCCACCATCGCGTACATCGGCATGGCCGTCATGGCCGGTTCCCAAGTTATGCAGGGCCAAGCCCAGCAGCAGATCCAGAGCCGGAATGCCCAGGTCCTGGAGCAGAAGGCCGCAGAGGCCCGGAAGATGGGAGCCGTCCAGGAGGAGCAGCAGCGGATCCGCACCGATCAGGTCCTCGGGGCCCAGCGGGCTGCCGCGGGCGCCTCAGGGGTGGAGGCAGAGGGCGGGTCCTTCGGCCAGCTCTACCAGGACACCGTGACCCAGGGCGAGCTGGATGCCCTGACGATCCGGTCCAACGCCGCGAAGGGCGCCTGGGGCTACGACCAGGAGGCGGCCTCCAGCCGGTACCAGGGTGACATGGCGGCCCAGGCGGGCTACATGAGCGCCGCCGGGACGATCCTCCAGGGGGCGGGCCAGGCCTGGAAGATGGGCTCCTCCTCCGGAGGCTCCGGCATGGCCCGGCTGAACGCCTACAAGTACGGCCTCATCCCCCTGAAGCCCTGACGAGGAACCCATGGTCCGGATCCCGATTCCCAATTCCAACGTCCAGGCCCAGGGCACGCCCGGGGGCCTGATGAATCCCAACGTGCCCGCGGCCGCCTTTGGCCAGGCACTGGGTGAGGGGCTGATGGGCGTGGCCCACGCCGCCGAGCAGGTACAGCACCAGGCCGACGTCCTCCGGGTCGAGGAGGCCGCCAGCCAGCTCCGCGAGCGGCAGCTGAAGATCACGGGATGGGTGCAGGGGCTCCGGGGCAAGCAGGCCCTGGATCCGTCCCAGTTCGGGGGGCAGGCCGGGCAGGACCTGGGCGCCGTGGCCAGGGTGCAGTTGGACGAGGCCTCCCAGGAGATCGGCGCAGGCCTCGCCAACGACCGGCAGCGGGCCATGTTCGACCAGGCCTCGCGCCGGTTCAACCTGGAGCTGCAGGCCCAGGCCCAGCACCACGTCCAGCAGCAGACGGGGGTGGTGGCGGAGGACACCTACAAGGGGGCCCTGGCGGTCGAGGACCAGGCGGTCTCCCAGAACGCCCTGACGCCCGACGGCCGCCTCCAGGCCGCCAGCATCGCGCAGAGCCTTGCCCGGAAGGTCCATGCTGCGGAGCAGGTCTCCTACTTCCTGGGGGAGCCCGAGGACATGCGGAAGATGCGCGTCCTCCAGGCGCAGAGCGGGACCCACGCCATCGTCCTGGATGCCCTCCTGAAGGCCAACAACGCCCAGGGCGCCCAGGCCTACTTCGACGTTCACCGGGACCAGATGGACCCCAAGCTCACCAGCGTCATGGAGGGCCGGATCAACGACAACATCATGGCCGGCCAGGTCCAGACCCAGGCGGACCGCATCGAGGCCCTTGGCCTGCCCATCGACAAGCAGGACGCGGAGGCCCGCAAGGCCATGGCCGGGAAGCCGGACGGCCTGAAGGCCCTACAGGCGGAGCTGGAGCATCGCTGGACCATCCAGCAGACGGCCACGAACGCCGCCACCCGGGAGGTCACCGGGAAGCTCTGGGACATGAGGTTCCCCACCCTGCCCGGGCAGCAGGCCCAGGGCCTTCCCGCCATCATGCGGACCCAGGAGTGGGCCGCGCTGAACGGCACCCAGCGGAACGAACTGCGCTCCCAGTGGGAGGCCTACGCCAAGCGCAACGAGAACGACCCCTCGGTGGTCGTGGAGCGCAGCCTGGCTTACTTCAACGTCATCAACGACCCCAACTTCACCAAGCTCACGGACAATCAGATCAAGGCCCTCCAGGGCAAGCTGGGCCCCCAGCTCACCGTCCAGGTGATGAAGGACCTGCAGGAGATCCGCACCAACCCCGGGCGGGTCCAGGAAGTCCAGGTGGACAACCAGCTCCTGGAGAGCACCGGGCGGGAGATGGGCCTGGTCAAGGGGCCCAAGCTCACCGACGAGGAGAAGGCCAACCTGGGCAAGGTGGCGGTGCAGCTGAAGATGCTGCAGCAGGGAACGGGCCAGAAGTGGACCTACGAGAACCAGAAGCTCATGTTGCGCCAGCTGATGACGCCCATCGTCACGTCCACCCACTGGTGGCGGTCGGACGAGAAGGCACCCCTCTTCGAGGTGCAGCAGAGCACGGCCATCCCTCAGAAGTTCATCGACACCGTGAACGCCAAAGCCGCGGCCCGGGGTGTCACCGCCCCCAGCAGCGCCGAGGTCTACCAGCTGTGGTTCAGCTACAAGGACCTGGGTCTGGTGGATGAGCAGGGCAACGTCAAGGGAGTGAAGTGATGCCTGTCCAGGACCCCTTCGAGCAGATGCTGCAGCAGCGGGACAAGGCCGCGGGCCTCCGGTCCTCGGTATCCTTCGGGATCCAGCAGAACCCGGACGCCTACGCCCGGGCCCTGCGCATCGCCGGCCCCCTGGGCGCCAAGCCCCAGGCCGTGCTAGAGGGGGGCACAAACTTCGAGAACGCGGGCCGCATGGCCCAGTTCGACTTCGACTCCTTCATCCGGAACACTCCCAGGCTGGCGTCCTGGGCCAGCGCGCCCAACAACGCCGCCCAGTCCCACGACGATCTGGAGACCCTGGCGGTCATCGAGGCCACCAGGAACCAGGCGGGGCTCTACAACCTGACCCCCTCCCAGAAGGCCGCCGTGATCGAGGACCGGGTCCGGATGTTCATGGCCAACTCCGGGAGGAACGAGGCCAACTCGGCCCTGGCCAACGTCGAGAGCGGGTTCGCCAGCCCCTTCGCGGACCTGGTGCGCAGCGCCGCCCACTGGGCGGGGGCCCTGGCTGGAAGCGCCGCGGAGGTGGGGTACTGGGCCACCAGCGGCCAGAGCCTCAACCAGACGGCGGAGAACATCGCCAAGGAGTGGAAGGCCCCGGCCCGGCCCGGGACCCTCTCCGGGGCCGTGAGCAACGTCACCGAGGGCGCCAAGGGCTACCTGCAGGGCTACGTGAAGCAGGGGCCCTCCCAGACCCTCGTGGATCCCACCACCGGAAAGACCTTCCAGAACCCGGACTACGCTTGGTGGGGGCGCCCCCTGGCCAACATGGCGGAAACCCTCCCGGGAACCGTGGGGGCCTTCGCCGTGGGCGGGAAGGCGGCTCCGGCCGCGATGGCCGTGAATGCCGGGACGGCGAAGTATGACGAGGCCGTGGCGGCCGGGGCCAACCCCTTCACGGCCGCGACGGAGGGCCTGGGAAGCGCCGGCCTGAACTGGATCCTCATGACCCGCCTGCCCGCGGCCATCCCCACCCGGACCATCGGGGGCGCCGCGGCGCAGTCCCTGGGCCGGGGAACGGCTCTCGGCCTGGGCGTCACCGCCGGGGAGAACGCGCTGACCTGGCTGCACGACCCCAACCGGCGGCTCTTCGAGGGCGCCAGCCACAACATCCTGAACATGGTGGGCTTCGAGATGGTCCCCGTGGTGAGCCGGATGGCGGAGGCCGCCCAGGCTTCGCGCCTGCGCACCCGGAACCCGGAGGCCTTCCGTGAAGTGGTCAAGGCCATGGTGGAGGGCAGCCCCGTCGAGGACGTCATGATCCCGGCGGAGGCGGTCCAGACCTACTTCCAAAGCAAGGGCATCGACCCGGCCCGGGCCATGGAGGAGGCCGGGGCCCGGAACTACCTGGAGGCGGTGGCCGCCGGAACGGACGTGATCATCCCCACGGATGGCTACCTCACCAGCCTGGCCGAGCATCACCAGGGGCTCGCCCCGGATCTCCGGGTCCGGGCCGGGGACATGACGCCGCGGGAGCTGGACGCCTGGCGTTCCCAGGGCCCGGAGGCGGAGGCCAAGCTGCGGAAAAAGGCGGGGGCGGTGGAGGCGGAGGTCCAGGACCCGGTCTTCCAGGCCATCAAGGAGAACGTGCGTCGCCAGCTGGTGGAGGCGGGCCAAGACCCCAGCGTCGCCGAGACGGAGGCCACCCGGGACGCCCGGGTCTGGATGACCCTGGGGCAGCGGGCCGGGCTGGACCCCCAGGTCCTGCGGGAGGCCTACGGGGTGCGCATCACCCGCCCCGCCCCGGGCGAGACCGGGAGCATCGTGGACCGGGCGGTGGCCCGGATGGCTGCCCAGGAAGGCGGACCGGACGCGACCCTCTACCAGGGGGGGAAGGTGTCCGGACCCTTCGGACCCATCTTCGGGGAATTTGAGGGTCGTCCCCAGGAGGCCATCGCCAAGCTGATGGAGGCCAAGAACGGTGAGGCTCCCGCGGCCCTTTCCCATCCCGAAATCGGGACCATCGACCTGGTCTGGGGCAGGGAGGGAACCGCGGCAAAGGACTATGAGGACGGCTTCGGGCTGGCCAAGATCGCGAAGAAGCACCCGGAGGTGCTGCAGGACCTGCAGGGGGTCTTGGACTCCATGAAGGTCATTGCGGAACGCCCCGGCTACAAGGTCCTCGAAGGGCCGGACCACAAGGCGGCGATCCGTCTGGACTGGGACCGGCAGGCCAAGACCTGGCTGCTCACGGCCTTCGAAAAGGAAGGGGCCAGCGGGATCACGAGGGCAAGCTCTGATCCCCTTGTGGAAGGGAATCGCCCCTCCACTGGCCCGGACGGAAATGTAACCTCTCCTGGCGACGGCGGCAAGGACGTTCTCTTCCAGAGCGGGAAATACGCCTCTGCGGCAGAGGCCCGCCGGGCCCGGATGAAGCGGCTGGGGGAGAACACCCAGGCGGCCATGGACCGTAGCAGGCTGGTGGATCATCTGGAGAACCAGTCCGCCTTCGAGGCCTGGGACGCGGATGTCCGCCAGCTGGTGGCCGGCGAGGTGATGGGAGAGGGCCAGGATGCCCCCAAGGGCTTCATCCAGTTCGGGAACGACGGCAAGGTCCAGATCGGCCTCCTTGAGAAGGCCAACCTTTCCACGTTCGTCCACGAGTCGGGCCACCTGTACATGCGGGTCCTGGAGGACCTGGCGGCGCGGGAGGGGACCCCTGCGCAGATCCTGGAGGACCTGGCGGCCCTGCGGAAGTTCGCCGGGGCGGAGGGTGAGGCCCCCCTCACCCGGGAGCAGCAGGAGAAGCTGGCCCGGGCCCACGAGGCCTACCTCATGGAGGGGAAGGCCCCCAGCGAGGGGCTGGCCGCGGTGTTCGGCCGGGTGAAGTCCTGGATGCAGCTGGTGTACCAGCGCCTGTCCGGCCTGGGAGTGAAGCTCAACGACGAGGTGCGCGGGGTGTTCGACCGGCTCTATGCCACGGACGCGGAGATCGAGGCGGCCCGGGCCGGCCTCGGCGCGGACCGGCCCACCTTCGCCACGGCGGAGGAGATGGGCGTCACGGCGGCGGAGTTCGACTCCTACGTGAAGAAGGCCTCCAAGGCGATCCAGGCGGCCAAGGATGAGCTGGCGGCCCGGACCATCAAGGAGGTCCAGCGCGAGCGCGAGAAGTGGTGGAAGGATGAGCGCGCCAAGGTGCGCGAGGAGGTCGCCGCCGAGATCGAAGGGGACGCCGTCTACCAGGCGGCCGCGGCCCTGGCCAAGGGGCAGCTCGAGGACGGGACGCCCATCAAGCTGGCGAAGGAGGCCCTGGGCAAGGAGGACGCCAAGGCCCTGCGGCGCTACGTGGGCAAGGAGGGCATGGACGCGGACGCCGCGGCGGAGATCCTTGGGTTCCGGAGCGGGGAGGCCCTGGTCGAGGTCCTGAAGGTCCTGGAGCCCAAGCGGGACCGGATCGAGCGGATGACCGACGAGCGCATGAAGGCCGCCCACGGCGACCTGACCGAGCCTCAGGCCATCGCCGACGCCGCCATGGAGGCTCTCCATTCTGACCGCCGGGCGGACGTGCTCGCCCTGGAGCTCCGGGCTCTCCGGGCCCAGCAGAAGAAGGAAGCCCCCGCCAAGGCCCTGCGGGAGGCCAAGGCCCAGGGCCGCGAGGCGGTGAAGGCTGCCAAGGGTGAGGGCGCCGCCCAGGTCCAGGCCCTGAAGGATCAGGCCCGCGCCGAGCAGTTCTGGGCCCGGGGCGTGGTGGCGGAGGTCCCGCCCATGGAGACCTTCCAGGCCGCGGCCCGGGACCTGGTGGAGGGGCAGGCCGTGAAGGACCTGGACCCTTACCGGTACCTGGTGGCCCAGCGGAAGGCCAGCCGAGAGGCCTTCGAAGCCCTGGCCCGCAAGGACTACGGCGCGGCCGCCGAGGCGAAGCAGAAGGAGCTCCTGAGCCACTGGCTCTACCGGGAGGCCCTGGGCGCCCAGGAGGAGGTGGCCAAGGCCTACGACGTCGCCAAGCGTTTCGGCAAGGCCAGCGTCCGGGAGCGGATCGCCAAGGCCGGGGCGGAGGAGGGGCAGCGGGTCTACCTGGACCAGATCGACAACATCCTGGAGCGCTTCGAGTTCGCCAAGGTCTCCAACGCCGAGCTGGCCCGGCGCCAGGACCTGGCCTCCTTTGCGGTGGCCGTGGCCGGCAGCGGGGAAATGCTGGAGCTGGACCCGGTCCTGTACACGGGCCAGCCCAAGAACTACCGGGAGCTCACCCTCCCCGAACTGCGGGCCGTGCGGGACGCCCTGAAGAACATCGAGACCGTGGCGCGCCGCCAGCTGGAGTTCATCAAGGACGGGAAGAGGATCGACTTCGAAGAGGCCACCCGGGAGCTCGTGGACTCGGCGTACCAGAACAACAAGTCCAAGCCCCTCCCCCTGGACCCCGAGGCCCGGACCCGCATGGACCGGATCGTCTCCAGGGCCAAGAAGCTCAACTCCGAGCTGCTGAAGATGGAGGAGATCGTGGATCGGCTGGACGGGGGCGACATCAATGGCCCCTGGCGCCGCTACGTCTTCGAGCCCATGGCGGAGGCCCAGTACCGGGAGCACGAGCTGAACCAGGCCATCACCCTCAAGCTGGCCGAGGCCATGGAAACCATGCCCAAGGAGCAGCGCCTGAGCATGGGCGATGCCTTCGAGGTGGAGGGCCTGGGCCGGGTGACCCGGAAGTGGGCGCTCAGCATCGCCATGAACATGGGCAACGAGAGCAATCAGGCCAAGCTCTTCAAGGGCATGGGCTGGCAGAGCCCGGACAAGGTCGAGGCCGTGAGCCGGGCCCTGGACCGCCTGAACCGGGCGGACTGGGAGTTCGTGCAGAAGACCTGGGACGCCCTGGACAGCCTCTGGCCGGAGATCGAGGCCCTGGAGCTGCGCATGTCCGGCCTAGCCCCGGAGCGGGTCCAGAAGCGGGCCTTCCAGGTGACCCTGGCGGACGGCGGGAAGGTGGACCTGCAGGGCGGCTACTACCCCGTGGTCTACGATCCCAAGTCCTCCGGAGCCGGCGCGCGCCAGGCGGACGTGG